GCAAACGCTTCAAGGCGTTTGAGAAGGTCATCAAGTCCGTCGAGATCCGCTGGGGCTTGACAGGTTCGTTCACCAGCAACGGGCTGGAGGATGTGTTCGGGCAGTGCAAGGTGATCGACCAGAGCCTGCTGGGCCGCAGCAAGGGTGCGTTCATGCAGCAGTACTTCTACCAAAACAACCGCGGCACGCACACCGAGTGGGAGCCTCGGCCCGGCTCGCTGCCCGCCGTGATGCAGCGCATCAAGCCGGCCACCTATGTGCTGGAGCCTGGCGAGTACAAGGACAAGCTGCCCCCGCTGCACACGGTGGAAATGCCCTGCAGCATGGCGATGGACGACTACGCCAAGATGAAGAAGGATTTCGTGCTGCAGTTCAACGACGAGACGACCATTGCGCAGAACGCTGCGGTGGTCACGCAGAAGCTGCAACAGATGTCCAGCGGGTTCCTGTACACCGACAACGGCCCGCGCTGGTTGTCGCCGCACAAGTTCGACGCGCTGGACGACATCCTGTCAGAGAACCAGCACGCCAACACCATCGTCGTCTACAACTACGTCGAGGAGTTGGCCGAGTTGCGCAGGCGTTACCCCACGCTGGCGGCGATGGATGAGAAGTGGGACGTCATCAAGGGTTGGAACGCTGGCCAGGTGCGGCTGCTGGCCATCCACCCCAAGAGCGCCGGCCACGGGCTGAACCTGCAGCACGGCGGGCACCACATGATCTGGCTGTCGCTGCCGTGGTCGCTGGAGCTGTACGAGCAGACCATCGGGCGGCTGCACCGCAGCGGCCAGGCGCGTGACGTGTGGAACTACGTCCTGCTGACTGCAGACACCGTGGATCAGAAGATCTGGGCGGCGCTGCACGACAAGCAATCCCTTTCCCAACTGGCCTTGGAGGCATTGAAGTGAAGAAGATCACGGAGCGGCTGAAGGTAGCGCGGGCCGAGCACAAGATTGCGCTCAAGGCGTTCAACATGGCGCAGCGCAGGCTGCATAGGGTGCTGGTCACCATCAACACACTGGAGAAGAAGCATGAACTGGCGATGGCTCAACGAGCACCTGTCAAGCAAGACTGAGCAAGAGGTTAGCGCTTTGCTGGAGCAGGAGCGCAAGACGCTGCGCCGCGTCACCATCTTGGAGCGGCTGCATCAACGCTACACCGTCCTGCGCGCTGCGCGGGAACGCATGGAGATCCTGAAGGAGGCAATCAAATGATCCGCGACCACATCCGCCGCCTGTGCGGCAACATCAGCCACGCTGAACTCATGCAGAACGAGTTGGACCAGGCCCACCGCAGCCTGCTGGAGGCCCACAGCGCCCGCGAATACGCCGAGGCGATGGTGACGTACCACCGGGCTCGCATCGAACGTCTGAAGGCCACGTTGGCACGGGAGGCAGCATGAGCGAGATGCCGAAAGGCTGCGACCAACAAGGCCGCTACCCCGAAGCCGCTGAAGCGGCAACCGAGATCGGTCAGGACGAGACCAATTTTTACGGGCTAGAGTTCTGGAAGTTGGAGGTCATCGACGCTCTGATCTTCGCCATCGGATTGGTGGCGTGCGCTGGCGCTGTGGTGCTGGTGTTTGGTGGGGGTGCGGCATGAAGAAACTACCCAAAGGCCTTGACCAACAAGGCCGCTACCCCGAAGCCGCCGAGGCGGCAACTGAGATTGGCGTCGATGACGACGCCCCTGAATCCTTGGGCAGGCTGGTGCTGCTCGGTCTAAGCGTTGTTGTCCTTGTCGGTGCGATTGCGTTCTTGGTGGGGGTGTTGGTATGACCCGCCAATCCAAACGCAAGCACCGCGTGCTGCGGGTGATGCTTGACGACATTCGCGCTCGGCAAGTGCTGGACGATCTGATCAACAAGGTCAACGCAGCAGGCCGCAAGTTCGGCGCAGGAATGGCACAGGCATACGCACAGATGCGCGCAGATCCTGAATGGCAAGAAAGGAACAAGATATGACTGACCTGAGAGACGCTGCGCGTCAGGCGCTGGAGGCATTGGAGTACATCAACAAGTACGGCTTTGTGTTGGCCGATTACGAAGGCCCGATGGAGCAAGCCATCACCGCCTTGCGCGAAGCCCTAGCCAAGCCGGAGCGAGCGCAAGCCATGAGGGATGCGGAGGGGGAGGTATGAGCATCGTCACCCACGTGGCGGTGTTCTTTGCCGTGAACCCCGACGAAGAACTGACAACCCACGACGTCGGCATAAAGTGGGACATGAAGCCCAACAACGTGGGCGCATCCCTGCGCTATGCCGAGCAAGCAGGCTGGGTCACCCGCACCAAGCGCGCCGACCCGACCACGCGGGCCAAGTTCCGATGGGTCTACACCGCTGGCCCGCTGCTGCGTCAGATCACTTCTGCCGCTTGTCCCACACAGACCAACCCAGACCGGCAGCAGCAGACGCCCCGGAAATGATGGCGTCCATCGTGCCGCCGTCCACGCCGTACTTCACGGCGAAGCCGCCAGCAAGAGCGGTAAGGATGTGGCGCACCAGCGCCTGGATCATCGTTGCAGTCATGTCAAGTCTCCATCAGGTCAGCAATGCGGCGAGCCCAGCCGCGTGAGAAGGCCGGCCAGTTCGTCAGGCCGGTCATGAAGCGCAGGCGCTGCGCCAGCACCCGCAACCGCAACGCGTTCATGTCCTGCGCATACGCCGCGGCCAGCGTCTTGGGGCCGATGATGCCGTCAGCTTCCACGCCCAGCGCCCGTTGTAGCCACAGCGTGGCTTGACGCGGGCCCGAGTTCACCGCGGCGTCGAACGTAGCGTACCGGATGCCTGGCGGCAAATCGTCAGCACGCACTGGCTTCCAGTACCGCTCAAGGTAGATGCGCTTGGCCAGATCCAGCGGCAACTCGCGCATGTCGCCCTTGTAGCCGACCTCGCGGGCCACCGCCTCGGTCACCCCGAAGCGGGTCTTGCCGCCCGGGTCTGCCGGGTGATCGCTGAAGTCGCCTTCGTGGCCGAGCAGCAGCGCGAACGCGGTGTCGAAGTTCATTTGCCCGGCCAGTGAGTAGCGACCCAAGACACGATGCCGCCGAACGCGGACGCGATGGTCATGCCCATCCAGAAGCCGCCCTTGCCCTTGTTGGCCAAGGCCAGCAACTCCTTGACGTCACTCTGCATCGCTGCCACTTGGTCTTCCAGCGTCTTGACCTGGCCGATCAGCAGACCGAATTTCACGGGGTCGATGTCGCTCATGGTGCTAGGGCGTTTTGAGGTTGAGTGAAGGCGTTGTAGTTTGCCGGTTCCGCTCGGGGGGCAATTTCGACCCCAGCGCCTATTGTTGCTGCACGACCATACTGTTGGCCGCGCAGTTGGTTAGTTACTGCGCGATCAGCCTGCAGACGGATGGCCTTGGAAATTGAGTCGGCAGCCAATGCAGGGCTAGTGAGTTCGCGTGCGATTTCCAGCGCGATCTTGTCGTCCATGCGCAGCGCCAACCGCTTGTAGACGTTGTTGAAAATCGTAACCGCCACTATCAAAGGATTGGGTAGTGGGAGGCCCAACTGCTTGCCTGTCTCTGTACCCAACCCTTTGACCTTTACTTCAGATTGCGCGCCAGCTTGGACAAGGCGTTGAAACTCGGCCTCTCGCAACAGGTCTTCCTTGACAGCGCCGACGTGCGTCTTTTGCTGAGGCGTCAAGCCTTGCGTAAGCTCATCAATACGCTTTTGCACTGCCATCGCGTTTGCGCCCGGCGGCAGCGCAGGCGCAAGTTTGTTGCCGCTGGCTTCAGCAAGTTCTTGGATTTTGGCCAAGCGCGCAGCGTCCTTGGCAACAACGTCAAGGCGCTGCGAGACGTTCACGCCTGCCTCGTCAAGAATGCGCAGCGGGTCCGCGTACTTCTTGACAAACTTGGCGTGTGCCTCGGGCGTCACGCGGCCAGCAGCGTCCGTGACTTCGCGGCGGTACAGGTCTTCAATGCCCGAGCGCGCCACCTTTAACGCATCGGCGTTCTTGCCGAACATCGTCACAAACTGCTGGGCCTCGCGCTCGCCCTTGGGCTGGAAATACGTCTTGACGACATCATCCGGGTTCAGCTTGGGCTCGTTGAGCGCCGTCTGCTTGAACAGGTTGGCGTTGACGCCGGTCTTGAACCGAGGCGCGTACTGCGTGCGGTATGTATTCAGCGCCTCGCGGTACAGGCCCTTGGCCTCATCGGACAGCGTGGCGCTGCCTTCTATCGCCTCGTCAATTGACTTGTGCAGGTTGCCCAAATTGCGCAGCGTTGTGGCTGCCGCCGGATCGCTTGACCGCGCGGCAGCAGCGATGTCGGCGTTAATGGCTTTGCGCACGTCATCAAGCTGCGCCAACGTCACTTCAGGCGCTTCGGCAGGAGGCGTCGGGGCTTTCAGTTTGGACGACACGACGCCAGCGCCAACCGGCTTGGCGGCGGGGGCTTTTGGTTGCAACGACAGCAGCTTGCCAACCGTAGCCGGTGCGGTGCTGGGGTCAAACGTGGACAGTTCGCGCCCAAGAATCGACTCGGCTTCTTTGACGACGTTGCTGACGTTGATCTTGTCGTCGCCAGCTGCCGCAAACGCTTTTGCATACGCCGGCTCAACCACCTGCTTCTTGACGGCTTCCTTCTCGGCCTCGGCAGCAGCCAACAACGTCTCGCCAGTTTCGCGCTGGCTTACGGTGGTCAAACCACGGTCGATCTTGGCCTTGGCTTTGGCGGCTGCCGCTTGGAACTTGGCGTCTGCCCGCCCCTGCTGCGCCAGCCGAGCTTGGTTGGTCTGCGCGGCCATCGCGGCGTAGTCCGATGCCATTGCTGGCACCTTCGACGCTTGCGCCTGAAGCGCCGAGAACCGTACACTGCCCGCAGGCGCGGCTATCTCGCCGGCAGTCGGCGCCGCGCCTGGCACAGCAGACGGCTTGCCGCGCAGCGCGGCGATGATGTCGTCGCCCTTGTTGTCAAGGGCCTGCAAGTAGGTGTCGAGCTTGATGTTCTTGATCTTGCTGACGTACTCGCCAGCCTTGGCCACGGCAGGGCCAACGATGCCACGGCCAATACCTTCCATCACGGACCCAACCGCAACGTCTTTGGCGCCGCCGCCCACTGCCTCAAGCGCGGTGCTTGGGCCTTGACGGTATCCGAGCGCCGTCTCTAGCACGTCCAAGCCCGTTTTCGCGGCGCCGTAACCGAGTCCCGCACCACCGATAGCGCCTACTGGACCCAACGGAGTTCCTAGCGCCGCGCCGCCGACGCCGCCCAGCGCCTCGACCGTAGGCCGCACGAACTCAATCGCGCGGCGGCCAAACGGAACTTCTGACGGTTGAGAGGGTTGCGTTGGCTGAGCGGTGGCGCGCAACCGACGAATTTCGTCAGCAAACGCTTTTGCGTCTGCGGTGTTGCCCGCCGCATCCGCCTTTACAAGCGCCGCGCTAAGTTGTTCGATGGTGGCCATAGTTACTTGTATTTGTCAAGCAAAGCATCGATGTTTGGCCTTGCGGCTGGCGCCGCCCCGGCAGGCGTCACAGCCCCACCCGACTTGCGCCCCTTGGGCTGCGTTGACTTTGGCGGCGGTAGGTCTCTGAACTGCGGGAACCGATCAAAGTCTTCACCGAACTGACGGTTGTAAGCGTCTTGGATGCGCTCCATCGCGCCCAACGCCTGCGCCTCCACAAGACCGATTTGCTCCAGCAAAGGCCCAGCGCCTTTAACGGGCTCAATAGCTGCGATTTGGTCTGCAAGAATTTTCCATTCTTGATTGGCAATAGACCCGATTGCGCCAGATGCAGCAGCAGCGGCTTTACCCAACGCAGTAACTTTGCCTTTTAGGTTAGCCAGTCGAGTTTCTGCTTGCGCCGCCTCGCCTTCCGGGAACGAAGGCAACAGAGTGCCCGTGAACCCGGTTGCTCTTGACAGCCCCGGCGAATCTTTAACTGCGGCAATCGAGTCCAGCACGTCTTGCGTCGTTTGCAACGCGGACGATGCCGACTTGAATTCCTTGCCCAGTTTGTCGCGCCGCGTCGCCTCTTGCGCAGCGGTGAGCGGCTTGGCGGCAGGCTCTTTCGGCTGCGGGGGCGGGCGTTTTGCCTCGGCCAACTGACGCTGGTAGTCAAAGAACGTGCCTTTATACCCTTGGCTCTTGGCCAACTCGTAGCCTTGCATGTCAGGAGAAGGCGTATACGTTGGCGGCTGGCGCTGCGCGGCGCGAAACTGTTCGTACCCTTGCTGCGTAAGCGGGAAGCCAAGAGCTTGCATTGTGGCCACGTCCGCAGGCGTAGCCGGGGCGGCTGGCGGTGCTGCAGCAGGGGCGCCGTATTGAGCCAACACTTGCGTGCGTTGCTCGGGGGGCATAGCCAAAAGCTGCTGCAACTGCGACGACGCCGTGCCTTCGTCTGTAACCCCCAGTTCAACAGCGCGGCGTGCAAGGCCGGCCACCACATCGTCGGTTGGCGTACGCGAAGAATCGCGGGCCAGCCCTTGCCAGAAGGACAGATTTCTGGCGCGGCCTTCGGCTTCCGATGCGGCCGCCGCACGTTCGGCGGCAGTTTGTTGTTTGGCCCGCAACTGGAGTTGCGACCCCAAGCCGGGGTCTAGCCGCATGACTTCCGTCATGTAGTTTGGCGCGCTCGGGTCGAGACTACGCAAGCGGTTTTGCGTTTCCGCCCCGCGCTGGTACTCTTGCATCTTCAGCGCGGCCAACTGGTTCTGCTGCTGGGCCTGCTGGATTTGGCTGACGCGGGAGTACTGCTCCAGAGGGTCTTGCAATTGCAGCCCTCGGAAGCCCCCGGCGATGACTGGATCGAGTGCCATAGTGACTCCTTAACCCCCGCCCGGCGTGACCAAGTACGACGGCGTGTTGACAAACCCAGGCTCAGTTGTATACCCCATGCCCTGCTGCTGCGGCAACAAACGATTGAGTAGCTGCTGGTTCTGGTTGTAGTTGAGGTACGACCCCAGCGCCCCAGTCAGCGCGTTAGCGCCACCCATGTAGCCCGACGCCCGTGCAGACCCTGCACCCAACATGCCCTGCGCGGCGGCTTGTCCGCCAGCCATCAGGTTCTGGCCGTACTGGCCAGCGAAGTTCTGACCCAGACCGCTCATCACGCCTGCGGCGCGGGGCCCGACGTCAGCCAGCCCGGCCAAACGGTTGTACGCCGCGCCGAACTCCTGCGAGCCGAGGTCTTGACCGTACCGTTGCGCGGCCTTCAAAGCGCCGCCTGAGATCAGCCCGCCGCGCGCCGCCGCTTGGCGGTCCAGCGCCTTCATGCCTTCGCTCAGACGAAACTGGTAGCCAGGGTCCATCTGCAGGAAGTTCTGTGCTGCGCCAGGCCCGCCACTCATCAGCGAGCGCAGCCGGTTGTAGTCTTCAGTCCCACCTTGCAGGAACGGCTGCTGACGGGCGATGTTCTCTTCGTAGACGCGCTGTTGCAGCGCGTTAGCCTCGCGGCTGGCCTGCAGTTGCGCATCGGCGGCAGACTGCGCCGCGCCGGCTTGCGTCTTTGACGCGCTTCTAGAAGCAAGCCCCCCTAAAACGGCTGACCCAAGAATCGCCGCGCCGGTTCCTATTGCCATGATGGCACCTCTTTGATAAACGTGCGTTCCATCGGACGGAAGCCGGCACGGGCGTAAAGATTCTCCATCTTCTTAGCCCTTGAGTCTTCCAGCGCAATCATAAAGACCGCCGCCGCGCCGTTGTCCTTGGCCCAACTTTCGATGTGCTTGAACATCTTGGCGCCCGCGCCGCTGCCTCTAGACTTCGGCGTCAGCCACCACCACAACTCTTGCGCCACCAGCGTGCCGGGGCTGAAGTACATGGGGTACAAAAGCGCGCCCGCGATACCTACGACCTCACCTTCAATCTCGGCCAACCAGACACCCACGGTCGGCGTGTCAATCGCGCCGAGGTAGAACTGCGAATACCCTTCGTCGTCAAACGGGATGACGTTGTGCATCGGCGATGCGGCGTGGAACATCCGCGCCAGCGCGATGTACTGGGGTAGGTCTTCCGCAGTGGCTGCCCGAACAATCAAGATGTCACCTCCCGCCCCGAGGCGCGGATGTTGATGGCTGTTGCTGTGCCGGCGATTGTAGAGATGAACCCGCTGGGCGCAAGCACTTGGCCGACCAGTTCAGGGAACGTGTACGTCTCGCCGGCCTGCAGCGATTTAGTCTTGACGATCAGGTTCTGGTTGCCAGCGGTATCTGCCAGCGTAACCAAGTTCACGCTGATCGTCGCAGCGCTGGCGCTGTAGTTCGTCGCGGTGAACTTGTCGATGATCGCCGTCACACCCGTGGCGGTGTACTGCGTGGTCTGGGCGTTTTCGGCAGTCTTGGCCGGGATCAGAACTTTGACGGTGACTGTCATGGCTATTCCTTACACTTTGTTGTAGTACGGAATGACGACTTCTGTCGCGCCCACCCATACTTTTAGATACCCCAGTGGCGTGGCGGGCAGCGCGCTCGCGCCGCCTGCGGCCCCAACGGTTGTCTGCGTGCCAATACCCAGCGTCAATGCACCTGCGGTGCCACTTGTCGGAACGCCTTCAATCGTCACGGCGCGTTTGAAATACGCATCGCCATCGCCGGTTATGTAGCTGCGCTCCGTGCCGGCGGCGTCCAGGCCCGAAAACACCTTGGCCGATCCGGTGGCGTAGGACTGCAACTTCAACACCGCTTTGCCAGCCGTCGCAGGCGTCTGGTAACGGATGACGCTACCTTCGCGGGTTTCATACATATTGCCCGAGCCGAGATCGCTGATGTTGGTGTTCACCATCGTGAACCCGTGGCCGATCACCCGGCACTCGCGGGCGTTCACGGTGAACTGAATCTGATACGTTGGCTGGATGGCGGGATTCTCCATCCGGGGCCAATAGATGACGTTGTTATCGCCGTTGATGACCGCAGCCGTGGCAAGCGCAGAGTTGTCCTCAAACGACGGACCGTAGAAACGGTTGTTGTTCAGGACGGACGTTGCGAAGTGGTTGATAAACAGGTTTGTCGTGGCAACGGCAGGATACCCGCTGCTATGGTTAAACGAGCCGCCGTAGAAGTTGTTTTCGTTGCAGTACCCAACGCCCGATGCCGTCAGGTACAGGTTGCGCAGGTTGTCGTGGATGAAGCCAAGGTGAACCTCGTTGTACGAGAAGCCGCCGTTGGCCTGATCTGCAAAACACAGCACACCGTCGTAGAAGCCGGTGCATTTCCGGACGTCCACATAGGACGCCACAAGGTTACGCAACTGAACGCCAGACGATAGCGTCGTGGTGTCATTGGATGTACGTTCAACCTTAATGCCCGTCACCGTCAGGGAGAAGGTGTTGGTCGACGTGCTGCCGATGCGGATGGCCGGACTGCTCGACACGCTGGAACGGATCAGGCCGAGGAATCTGATCGTGCTGTGGTTCGGCAGGTCGAACGTCAGCGAGGCGCTGGTGAGATACGTCCCGTAGTCAACGATCAACTCAGGTGCTGTAAGCGTCTTGGCGTAAGTGATCGCCGCCTGAATCGCCGCCGTGTCATCGGCCACACCATTGCCAACAGCCCCAAAATCCTTGACGCTCACGGTATCGCGCATCTTGGCCTGCGCCGTGCGCGCGACAGCGCCGGTGCCGGCTTGGATAAAACCGATAAGCGAAGATCCATTAGATGCCGCCAGTGCAGCTAAATCACTGTTGGCCTCAACATCATCTTCTGTCCAGACCGTGACGCCGGTGGAGGTCTGCAGGATGAACTTGTAATCGCTACCGTTAGTCAGCCACACTTGATACGGCACACGCCCCGCCGAGTCCAACACAATAGGGTTGGAATTAGCCGTAACACCGTTGCTAGATGTGTAGGTGGCCAACGGCGTAGTAGTGCCTGCGGCGTAGGTGTACAGCAAACCGCCGTTCAACGGCGTGCCGTTGTCATCAAAAAACTGCCAGCCTGCGCCTGCGAGAAGGGAAAGTGAAACGGCCATAGTTGATCCTCAATCTTGGTACGCGCTGATGTTATCCGTTACGGTCAGAATGACGCTAGGAATCGCCGGCACAGGCGCCGCAGCGGCCTGAGCCAAGATCTGCACAGAAGTATTGTCTACGGACCACATCAACTCAACGTAATCGCCAGCTTTAAGTTGCTCAACATAGTTCCACGACGTTACCAATTCGTCGTCTGTACCCTTCAGCCGCACCTGGCCGGCTGAGTTGGCAACGTTTGTGCCGTTGATGCGCAACCAGATAAAGATCAGGTGGTTGCCGCCGCTGGTGTTGTCCAACTGTGCGCTGAACTGCATGTTGTACACGCCGTTTTGTGCTACGTAGACCCTTGACGTGGGTGAGCCGATGTAGACGCCGTTTGACAGGTTTGTCGAATTGAACGTCAGGGCGTAGGCTGTGTTGATGGCCGCCGCCGTTTGCGTGGTGGTGTCGTAAAACGTCCCGTAGGCGCGGTTGCGTAGCTGCGGCGTGTAGATCGGCGCGGCAGCCAACGCTTCGACTTGCTTGGCCAGTTCAGCCCACTGGTCAACCGTGACCGCTGGCGCAGCCGCTAGCGCCTCGACCTGCTTGTTCAACTCAGCCCACTGGTCAACGGTGACCGCTGGCAGCGTCTGTGAGGCTTGCTGCGCTGCAGCAAGCTCGGCTTGCACCGTGGCAACTGCCGTGTCGCTGTTGGGTGCGTGCTGTAGGTCTTCCAGCGTGGCGTTGCTTTGGCCGCTACCCGTCAGAAAAAACAAGTTGAGCAGAAACCGATACCACTCACGCGAAATCAGGCCCGTGCGCTCATCAACCAGCGGCACCCGTGGCGGCGTGATGTTGGTAAGGTTTGGCGGGCTGGTCATGCGTTGGTGCCGCTGATGTTCAACTCAGCGCCCATGATGGCGATCTTGACCGGATCGGTGCCGCTGATCTCGTACACCCGGTCGCGCAACTTAAGCGTCATGCCAAGACGACGCCAAAACACGCGGTGCCCGTACTGACCAATGCGGCCCATCTCAGACCAATGTTCGTTTGACCAAGTGTGCCCGCCGTCGTCGCTCCAACGCAGCATGACTTTCGGGTTGACCCCTACAGTCGTCACAGGCGTTTCGTACACCTCGTACTGCTGCAGCACAAAGTTCAGGTCAAGGGTGTCGTCAATAGGCGGCTCTGGGTCAAACGGATCAATACCGTTCAGACCCACGCCCGACTCGCAGTCGAGTTGCAGCGTATGGTGTGCCGTGCGCTTCAGAGTGTTCTGCCCGGTAGGCAGCGCCCGCCACGACCGCAGCCACCGTTGGATGCTGCCGTTATCCGCGTAGACGTCTTGGTCGAAGGCGTAGATGTTGCCGTTCTCAAAGTCCCCGACGACGATCTCATCGCCAAAATTCACCTGGCAGTTGCTGCGGTGCCGGGTGAACGATCCGTTGTTCCAGCCGGCACGCTCATGCCAAGCGCCGGTCGATACGTCGAACACCCAAGTGGTATTGGCTTGCGGGAAGATCAGCACGTAGAAAGCGTGGCCGTCCTGCTGATAGGTGTAGCCGATAGCGTCCGACAGGTTACCGTACTGCTGGATCTGCCATTCCACCGCGTGCGTGCTGATGCGCTGGCCGGTGTAGCCGTTGGCGCGGTAGACGATGCCACGGCCCCGAGCATCAGAACCCAACCAGAACAACCCGTTGTCCAACTTGGCGATGGAATACGGCGCCGCGCAGCCGATCTCGTTAAACGCACCTTGGATGCGCTGCAACGGGAAGTCCGCAGCACCCGCGTCGTACCAGACCTCGACCGAGTTGGTGCCAAACAGCCACACCTCGCGGTGGTCAACAATCAGCCCAACCACGCCATCTGGAGAGCCCTCAGCGCTGGCGAAGTCCAGCGGGTCGATGCTGGTGCCATCCAACAGTTGCGTAACCCAGATGCGCTGGCTGTTGGGCTCGTTGAAGACAAAGTACCCGTCGATGTAACCAACTGTTACGGCGCCGGGAAAATCTGGGTCCGTGATGGCTCCAAAGACGTTGGTCGCGGTGTTGTAGATGTAGCTTGGGCCGTTGGCCGCAATGAACAACTGCGTGCCGTTGTCAGTCATGCTGACCGGCCCCGTGCCAGTGACGCTGCCAATCAGCGTGCTGTTCCAATTGGTGTCAATCTGATACAGCTCGCTTCCAGACACTACAAACGCTCGGTTTGCGCCGGAAGAAAAGCTCCACAGCCCTCGGATCGGGCCGCTGCCAACCGTGGCCAACAGACGCAGGCCAGGGCAGCGCTGCAAGAACGCCGGTTCTTTGCCGGCCTCGGGGATGATCTCGGCAAACAGGTTCACGCACCGACTATCAGCCGCGTTCACAGAGCGCGCGACATACGATTGGCCCAAAATCGGCGACTTCATGCTTGTACTCCAATAGTTGGTGTGATAACATTCACACTCATTACTGGAGCCTTAAGATGGAATTGACCGTTGAACAGCTTAAAGACACGCTTGATTATGACGCCGATACAGGAGTCTTCGTATGGAAGATACGCCCTAGCAAAGCCGTGAGAGCCGGTGACGTTGCAGGATGTGTGGAAAAACGCATCGGTTACATCACCATTGGCATCGGGGGGCGCGTCTACAAAGCCCATCGTTTGGCGTGGCTGTACGTTTACGGATCGTGGCCGAAAGGGCTGATTGACCACATCAACGGTAACAAAGCGGACAACCGAATCGACAACCTTCGAGATGTGTTTGCAGACGGCAATTCGCAAAATGTGCGCAAGCCCAATCGCCGGAACAAATCCGGCTTTATGGGCGTCATTTGGTATCAAAACAAGTGGCGGGCCAGCATGTCCGTCAACGGAAAATCTAAATGGCTTGGTGACTACAGCACGCCAGAAGAAGCGCACCAAGTCTACCTTGAGGCAAAGCGAAAGTACCATGCCGCTTGCACCATTTAGTAATTAAAAGTTCCCGGCGTACACGTTGAACCGCTGGCGCGTTGCCACCAGCGAGTACGGCAAGCTCATAATGTCATCCGGATTGTTGATGCGCTTCAAGTTGCGCTTGGACGTCATGGCAATCCGCACCACCTGCGGCGGGGGCTCAACACCAAACTCAGGTGCGATCTCCATCGCCAAGTTGTAGACAAACGCCCGCAGGTAGCCTGGCGGGAACGACAGCACCGTAGACAGCGTGGCGGGCTGCGTCAACTCTTGCACCGAGACGAAATGCCACTCCAGCAGCCGCGTGGGCACCGGGTAGATGTACATCTCGATGTTGGGGTAGGTCATGTTGACCCACAGCACCTGCGGGTACGTCGAGGTCACCGTCTTGACCGCGATACCGTCGTACTGCTGCTGGTTGATCAGCTTGATGCCGAAGCTGACGTTCGTGCCGGGGTCGCGGAAGTACGTCGCGTCGTCCAGCAGAATGGGCCTGTTGCCCACGAAGTCGCCCGTAGGCCCCAGCGTGCGGCTGATCGTGCTGGTAGGCCAATTGAAAACTTGATCCTGTGTCGAGAACACCGACAACCGTTCGGTGTTCCAACTGTCGATCATCTGGTTCAGCGCCGTCAGCGAGTCTTGCGACACGGCTGCAGACGTTGTTTCACCTTCAGCCAATACGCCCAGCAGACGCAGGGCGCGGTTGATTTGATCACCCGCTGTGGTGGACATGGACAACCTCCCTACGGCGGCGAGGGCGCTCGGTCAAAGCGTTGACCACAAACGCCGGTTCGACATCATCGTCTTGCCCCGGAGTATACCGCGCCCACCCGTTGCGTTCGTCGGCTTCGGCCTCCATTTCCAGCGTCGCCACTTTGGCGCCGTGAAGCGGGTGCGTGAGGTAAATGACAGTCATAGAAGAAGGGGGCCGTAGCCCCCTTTGGGTTACGAGGTCATGATGACCCAGTTGGTGCCGTCGCACACCAGCATGGCGTTGGCGCCCGCCGTTCCCGCAAGAATCGCGGTGCCGGGAGTAGCCGAGCCAATTGGCAGCACGTTGGACGAGGCAGACACAACGGTCTGGGCAGCAATCGTTTTGATCCACACCACACGGCCAGAATTGGCCGAAGCGGTGGGGAACGTGACGGTGATGCTGCCCGCGCCGTTGCAGACGATGAAGTTCTCCACGTCGGCCAGCGTGAACGAAGCCGTCTTGATGACGGGCGCGTTCAGGTCAAGTTGCGTGCCGTTCAACTTGCCGGTCACCGCCACGCTTGCGCCGGTAATGGCTCCGGTGACATCAACACTTTCAAACTCGGGGTCGCTGTACGCAACGCCGACAGCCTTGGTATTAGGCATGATTGACCCTTTCAAAAATGCGCGGCCCGAAGGCCGCGCTGTGCGTCAGCCCACGCGGTACAGCGTCCAAGCGCCAGCGGCGCTCTTGCGAGCAATCATCGTCGCGCCGGTGGTGATGGGAACCACCATCGTCAGCGAGCCGGTGATCGTCCAACCAGTGTTGGTCGTAATCGTTGCGGTGCCCGAAGACGTGCCGAGGTTGACCACGCGGAAAGTGAACGAGGTGCCCACTTTGTCCGAGTTGATCAGCACAGCTTCCAGATCCGCCACGGTCGGCAGCGTGTACGCCACGTTGGCCGTGATGCCGCTGTTGACCAGAATCAGGCCGTTCAGAACTTGAGCGGCAGTGAAAGTGGTCGTGGTGGTAGCCGTGACTGGATCAGGGATCGCGTCGATCAGCGGTTCGTTGAGGTTGCCGTCGCCGACTTGATAGCCGCCGCCGCCATTAGGGAGTGCCATGATTGAGTTTCCTTTCAGTGTTCAGTTGTAAGACTGGGGGCCGTAGCCCCCATTGTCATCAGCCCCAGAGACGGCAGGCCATCTGCGGACGAATGGTGCTGTAACCATACAGCACGTCAATCCGGCAAGGCATGCGGTCGTTGTTGATGTCGTACTGACGCACGACGCGCAGGCTGATGCCATTGTGAACGGCACGCGCAGCCATGTCCACGCCTTGGGGCAGGAGCAGGTCGGCGGTGGCGAACGTGATGGCGTCCTTGTGGTAGACCAAGTTCTGAGCGTACTGCGTAGACGCAGCACCCACGAACACCACAGCCTTGCTGTTGCCAGGCAAGCTGTTGACGGTGGCCAGCGCTTGGTTGGCCGAGTACATTGGAGCCACAGTCACGGTGACGGCGGTGCCGCTGGCGGTGACGTCAGCCAGAACCACGAACTGGAACAGCGAACCGGTGGACTCACGGGTCTGCGGGTTCACCGCAAAACAGTCAGCCACAGTGAACACGTCACCAGCCTTGATCGTGACGCCAGAGGCCACGGTCAGCGCGATGGCTGCCGCGCCTTCAACGGTAACCGCTGCGGAGGTGGTGTTGCCAGTAGCGCCGCGAGTGCCGGTCGTGAACTGCTTGATCGACTGAGACATGTTGATCTCGTCGAAGCCCAACACGCCCGTACCCATCATGCCGTTCTTGAACTGCTTGCTGATGGTGTCGGTCGGGTTGAACAAGCCCTTCATGCCTTCCACCAGACCGGCGTTGGCAGCCGGGTTGACGGTAGCGTAGCGGGGCGACATCACAGCGGCGTTCTCGTTGAGCTTCTGCTGAGCTTGCAGCAGAACCAGCGAGGTGGCCGGCGTGGTGCCGGGCG